GCGAAATATACTTCTGTTGCAACATCATACTGTCCTCTGTCTATTACATCCTGAAGTTTATCATAGCTCATAGGTGAACCAGTATAACCAGCACTAGTTATATGATAAATATAAGGTACTCTTACACCATCAACTTCCTTGAAGTCTAATATTCCAGTATGTCTGATGCCATCAAAGAACATACTGCCACTTCCAGTTGGTACAGGTTTTCTGAACACAACAATGTCGCCTTTTTCAGCATATGATATATCACTGAATACCATATTGTTAGTCCAATAGTACCAGTTCTGTGCACCAGTATATGTTACCTTTCTGCGTACAATATCGTTGTATACCCAAGGTAAACACCAAGTATAGTTATTAGGGTTAATAACAAGGTCATCAAAGTTATAAGAATATGCTGGGCTATCGTTAGCAAATGGTGAATCCTCATAAGGTATACCAAGCATCACTAAACTTACAAGTGTATCGCACTCCATCATAGCACTTCCTTGGTCATTATTAACCCTAGTGCTATTTGCATAGGTAATGAAGTTAGCTCCGTACCCATATCTTCTACCAGCAACTCGTGCATCATAGTAGCTCTTAGCTATTGCAACAGCTTGCTCTCTCTTTGTCATATCACCTACACCAACTGTTGGCTGTGTAGGTACATCAGCTCTTGTACCCTCAATAAAGCAAGATGTGTTAGTAGTTACCTCGTTACCAGTGGGAGGTATATCTCTAGCAAAGAATAACAACCTATGTGCCCAAGTAGTCTTGTTCTCAATATAATTGTTAATACCAGTACCAAAATAAGTGTCAGGCTGTGATAATACTACTGGTGACTTTAAAGGCAATGGTAATGTCCATCTTATATAATTAGTGAACCAGCAATAGGGTGTATTAAGTGGAGGGTCAGGTGATAACAGATATGCTTCAGTAATAGCTGTCTCAGTCTTATTAATAGTACAAGTGTATCTGTCTCCAACTCTTTTAACTTGCCAACCTAATTCACTGCTAACAAATGACATAGCTCTATTCATTACCAAATCAAGCTGACCACTGCTAGCCATTTCATCCAGCTTGTTATTAATCTCTTCCTGAACATCAAGATTTGCAAAGTAATTGTCAACAAACTTCTTAAGCCCATCAAATACATTGTACAGTGTGTCTACTTCAGTATTTAAAGCATCAACATTCTGTATAACATCATTTAAGAAGTCTACTACTTTGCACAGCAGTTCGTAATAACTGAGGCTATCGTCATATACAAGTGGTAAAACTTTCTGACACCAAAATCTAAAGTGTCCTATTCCTCTGTATCCGCCCTGATAAGGTGTTATATTTGAAATCATACTTTCTACCTCCTACCAAATCTGCATAAACAAATCTTCCAAATCACCAATAATCATCATATCAATATTCAACAGAACCTTTCTATACTCTTCCAGCATCTTGCTGAAACTGACACCACTGCTCTTGCCATACAAATGCTCTAAGTAATCGTCAGTAGTATTCAAAGTCTCGTCATACTTCCCAGTCCTATTGCTATTGTCCTGATAGCTGGCAGTATCTGTAACAGTAACATCCTCAGTGCCTACATCATTTCTATCAGTATCATTTCTAATAGTACCAGTGTGGGCATCAGTAGTATTGACTTCAACATCGTTAGTGCTTCTGCCATCCTTATCAGTAGTAATCTTTCTAGCATCTGTCAAATACTCATTCTCATCAACCCTAGTCAAAGCACCCTGAGGGGTATCACTATATACATTCCACTCAGTGCCCTCATCGTGAGTAGTTCCGTCTTGGTCAGTAATACTCTGTCCAGTTCTAGTATCATTAAAAGTATCAATACTTTCTACATTACTGCTATCTGTAGTATCTCTGTCAGTTACAATAGTCTCATCCTTGTTACCAGTATTAACATCACTATTAAGAGTATTGCCATCCTTCTCAGCCAAGCCAGTCTTGTTATATTCTCTATGCAAATCAGTATCGTGCATAGGGTCAAACTCAATCAGCTCACTAAGATACAGCTTATTGTAGTATGGCATTATCTCATTGAGCCTAGTATCCAGCCTGAGTTTCCACAGCCCAGTAGTCTCTTCACCAATCTCTCTAGTATAGAAATGCTTCAATATCTTCTTACACAGAACTGGTCTGTAAGCCTCATCAAAGATAGGAAAGTCAAAGTCGAACACCTTAGGATAAGCCACATCAATAATATCATTAACTTTCATATACCCAGTGCTCTTAGTCATACCAGCTTCATACTCACATATGAACCTGACCTCTGTAGTATATTTACTCATCTTCCTCACCACCTTTAGTGTCGTTTTCCCACCATTCTGTCATAGGCTGTAAGTCTTCTCTGTAGTCAACTTCAACATTCAGCCCAAACAGCTTATTGATTTGGTTACAAGCCTGACGCCTAGCCTCCAGCCTAGAATACCTACTGGCAACAGTACCTCCTTGGCTTCGTGTAACTTCATCAGAAACCAGCCTTTCCTTCTTAACCATAGACACATTACTGATACCAAGGTAAGTCAGTGCCTCATTCCAATACTGAGTCTTCAACTGATAAATCTTATCAGCCACAAAAGGAGCATCAGTTCTAAGTACACCCACAGCATCAGGGTCAAAGTTATCGGTAGCATAAATGACTGGCTTATTCCCATCATACTGCATATACACATTCTCCAGTGTTAGTCTCTGTGACTCTTTAGCCCTAACCAGCACTGGTGTCTTCTGTGCCCTGACATTAACATCAATAGTCCTATCCATTTCATACAGTCTTCTAGCGAACATTCTCACATCCAGCATACTGTTAGTCCTGATAAGATTGTTATAAATCAACACACTATTAGTTTCATCAAGAGCAACATTGAATCTGCCATTTGCACTGATGGCTCTACGCTTATTAGGTATACCATACTGGTTAATATCACTAGCACCGCCATTACCCAGTGCAAGATACCCCAGTACCTCATCTTTGTAGAATACAGCCTGACCTTCAAGGAACAGCTTCAGTTCCAAATATCTAGGGTCTACAGTATCAGGCAGATTTTTCCATTCAAACATCGCAATACTTAACTCCATAAGTCTGTTATAATACTGGATGTATGTTTGGTTATTCTTCCACGCTGAATCCCAAAACCCTGAATCCTTTCGTTTTCTTCTGCTCATCAGCACACCTCCTTAGTTTTGAACAGGAGCATTTGGTAAGTTGTAGTTACCTACTTCGTCACCATTTTTCCAAAATGTAATGCCCTTATCATATATTGCACAAATTGATGACATATCATCTGCTGGTACAGAGCCTTTAACACAGCAACCTATTGTCTTGGTATATGTCCAATGTGGTCTTACCGCTCTATTAGGTACTTTTCTAATGTGCTGTGCATATCCATACATATCGAAATAGTTATCAATTATCTTTGCAAACTCAGTCCTGATATGTTTTCTCATAAATCCATAATCAAGCAACCTCTGTGAAGCCATTGAGATTGAGCCAGCACCACTGTGTGAAGTTGGAGGAGCATAATTGGCTCTCCACCCTTGTCCAAGAATATTACCTACAGCACCAGCACCTGATGCCATAGCCAATGTCTTTGCTAAACCAGCACCAAGACCAGCACCAGCAGTAGCACCAGCACCAGCAGTAGCACCACCAGCCACCATAGCAGCCCCAGCTGGAGCACCAGCACCTGACGCAATAAGTGCACCACCAAGCAACATTACTAAAGCAGTAGTAAGTCCACTAATCAAAGTACTGCCAGCACTTTGAGCCAGCCAAGCTGAGAACACATCAGTAGCAAAAGGTAATTGAGGATAACCTGATAGTACCATTTTCTCATCGAAATTAGGCTCAGTACCTGACACCCCTTTATAGCTCATAGGTGCAAGGATAACAGATGGGTCAGGAGTGAAGTTGCCTTCCAGCTCAAATATAGCGTGGGTAGGGTCAGCAAAATACTCATACATATATGCAGTGCTCTGTCCCTGAAAATTGGTGCAGTATAAGAAGTTATACGGATAAGTATACAACTTCTTATTATTTGGAATATAATATTTCTTATTTCCTTGGCCATCCACGCCATCCTCAAATATTCTGCTAAATGTAGTAATCTTAGTGAACTGCCTAGGTGTGGGGTTAGAATGTCCATCACCGATAAAGGTTGTAGGTGTTACAAACGCTGTGATAATTCCCTCACGCTTAGTGCTGGCTGTCTGCAAGAAAGTACGCACAGTATTCAGGAAGTTATCAATATCAGCAGTTGTGCTTTGGTCGTCAGGTAAAGGAAGTGTATAATAGTATAAACCTGAATACATACCGCAATAGTAACCACCGAAATAGTCGTTCATTTGATCGTCAAATGTGCAAGCAATTACCAAGGATAAGTTACGCAGATAAGATACATCATTACCCTCGCCATCACTGGCAGTAGTACAGTGCTCAATACCATTACTTACATACTCACCAAGGTCAAACTTCTCAGGCACAAGATTATCACCTATCTCATCAGTAGCACTATGCTCCCTCTCAACGAAACACTGTTCCAACTCATAATCAAAGAACCAAGTCTGCATAACATCCAGCTCAAAATCCACAAACCAAGTAAGATTATTATCGTACTCGACATGGGTAATAAAAGCATAGAACCACTTGTTCTCAAATGGTGTATTCTTGAACATCATATAGTTACAGTCATACAGATTAGAGCCTACTGGTGCTTGTACCTTTAGTCTTCTGTCCTGACGAACATAGCTATAGTTGTTAAAGGAATACTTAGCAAGACTACTAAAGTAATTAGCTTGGTCTGTAGCATTGGTGAAGTATATGGTATGGTCATATGTATTATCCAGTGGCACATTCTTTAATAATAAAATTGTTGAATTAGGTTGAATATTAGCCATTGTCAATCTCCTCTGTTTCAGTGATTACTATAGGTTCATCAATAGGTTCGATAGGTGTTATGTCTATTGGTTCATCAATAGGTGTTAAGTTGATAGGTTCATCAATAGGTGTGATGTTAAGAGGCGTGTCTGTTGTAGCTTCTTCCTCTTCTATCGGTTCAAAGACACCAACATAATACTTTGTTCCTGAGTATGGGAAGGTGTTCTTTTCAACTTGTGGAAGGTATCCCACATTTACATCGCCAGCGTCTGACCATACATTGTTAGACCCTTTTAGGGATTTGATTTCGGTGGGTGTGCAGTAGATGGGTGTGGGTGTGGCTAATTCGTAGCACAGTTGTACTCCGTTCATTGCGGTCTTAAAGGCGACTGGGTCATTATTATAAGTGGAATCTTTCACCGCCACGGAATCATTGTATATATAGCCGAACGTCATGTCTGTTAATCTAGAATATGGCCCAGCATACGCATATTTTGAACAAATACCTACAAGCGGTTTTTTTGAAGTGACGATTGCATTTGAATAAAAGCAATCGTATGTGGCGTTGTAATACCACTCCAGTGTCCCTAAATCCACTATAACCATAGTTGACTTGCCACTACCACTCACCACATCAATCTCACCGCCATATACTGTGATGGGGTTGCCTTGTGAGTCTTTGAAGTCTATGGAATAGCCTTGTCCGTAAGGTTCATAGGGTGATGGTGTCGAACCGATTTCAACCATAAAGTTTTTTCTTCCTGTTGGCCCGTAGAACTCCACATATTCTGTAACTCTATTTGAAGATAAAACTCTGTATCTTCTGCCATCGCTTGTCACTTGATTCAATGACGACCAGTAGTCTATTAGATTCTTGTTTCCGTCATAATATCGAACACCTAAATCACCGCTCGCACAACTTACAACGAAACTTGTATTCGCTGGAATATGGCAAGGAACTAATATTTCATATGCATCGTTTGGTGCATTGTATAAGTTCTTGCCCGTTATCGTGTGCTTTTCTGTTTGAGGGTATGGTGTTTGGTTCACATTCACCCCACTCCACCCACTAATCGGTCTTACATTAGTAGGACTTGGGTCACCACTTCCGCTCTGCTTAGGCTCAATATTCACCACAAGTGACTTCAATGGTAAATCATCTGCCCCATTATCAAATGAAGCTACAGCCCCTTCTGCTGTTTCTAAAACTAAATCATCAGGTTCATATGTACCTATGTCATATGCTAACCCACTATAAGGTAATTCGTTTCTCATATTTACCTCCTTAAAAATAAGGGAGGGAGATTAGTCCCTCCCATTATATCACTGTTCTTCTAAAACAACTGAAGCTCCAATGTTAACGGATGGATTGATAGTACCAGCATAAGTTGTATCCATATATGTTGCAGTAATCGCTACAGCAAGGTCAACACTCTTAGGAATGATAATTGCACCATAAGGATGTACTGCAATACCGGCATCTGCAAGCTCTTCTGTCTGTACGAACTTAGCCTTAGGTGTAGTGCCTTCAAGTGCAATGATGATGTAATCATCGTTTTCACTCTTAGATACAACCTTGTATGTCAGGTCTTCAGGAGCAGTAACGGTATTAGCTGTACCAACAAATGCAACAGCATTGGAGAAAGGTGAGAAGGAAACAGTCTTCCATACATTCAGGAAGTAGTTCCAATACTGACCAGCGGCGACCTTATCCTCATCCATATTGATAAGATTGTCATACACCTGAAACCACTCTTTATCAACAAGGATAGCCCTTACATTCTGCATAGCAGTAAGCTCAGCCTGAGTAACTTCCTCAACACTGTCAGCTTCCTCAATCATCTCACTGAATCTCTCATTATCAAATGTAGTGAAATCGTCGATCAGTTTAAGGTTACCCATAAAGGTTGCCTTATCCATATTGAAAGCACTAGCCAGTACCTCTACATCATACTCAGCATTGAACATTGCGTCCATAAAGATATACTGGTCTTCTCTAGGTGTAGAGTTATGAACACCCTCAAGGTTGTACTCAGTCTTAGGGAACAGAAGAGTATTGGAGATGCCTCTGAATACCTTAGCATCCTCTTTGATGGATACACTGTCATCAAATACTACCTGAGTGATAGCACCCTTATTGTATCCCTTGATAAGCAGATACTTAAACAGTAAGAACTCATCATACTGAGCACCAGTCTCAAGGGACTGCATAATCTTAGCAACTAAATCCTGAACACCCTCAGCACTTCTAAATGCCATTCTGAGGTCTTCGTACTGGACGGTTACTGGATACTGTGCTCTCCAGTTCATTGTGTGGAACGCTGAGCGAACCTTAGGAGGGATGCGTTTAAATTCTCTTCCAGCCGCTTTCTCAACTGAGAACTCTCTTGCCTTGCACATCTCTACGAAAACTTCTTCTACAGATTCACCATACTCAAGGTAACCTTTCTTCAGGTCTGCATAAGCATTGTTGAACAGAGCTGACTTGATTCTAACCAGTGCGATTCTGTTTACCAGTGCATTGAGGAACTGGTTAGCGATTGCTGGTGTACCCATAATGATTTCACCAACCTTGGGCAGTTCAGCTTCACTGTGAACCACAGGTACATTCTGCTGATACTCATAGCCAAGGTTGTTACGAATTACATTGACTACATCAATAGTCCTAGCATTGAGCTGATTAACAGCTACTCTTTTAGCCATAGTCTTACCTCCTTAAATTTCCTATTCTTCGGTCTTAAATAAATCTTCATAAGTAGTGGGAGCAACATATTCATCAGGGTCGGGGTCTGTTGGGTCACTGGGATTGTTATCAGTTTTACCAGTATCAAGGAATCTCTCCTTGTACTTAACAGCAAGTTCTTTGTACTTGTTTTCCCAGTCTCCTGAGGATGTAACTTTACTCTCATAGTCGTTAAGAGTATCACTCAGGTCTTCGATGAATATGAGTGCATCATCACTGGTATCATCTGAGTATTTAGTCTTAACAGCTTCTATAAGTTCTTCTCTTGTCTTAACTGCCATAATATTTTCCTCCTCTAAAATGGCTTTCGTCTTGTCCAAAACCATAATGGTTTCTTATGTGGTGTGGGTGTGGGTGGCTCAGGTGGTGGTGTGGGTGAATACTCATCAGGTAGGTAAATGAAACCTTGGAATACATAAGGCTTTCTACCATCCCATTGACCATATGGTTTCCAAGATGGGTTACTTCTTTGTCCTTTTCTAGTGTAGAAATACTTGTATTGGTATCCTGAATTAGAAGACCAAACAGTGCCATCAGCATCAATCTGCTCAACTATAGCAACATGACCCATCTGTTTGCCTCCACCTGAAAAGCACATAATAGCACCAAGCCTAGGTGTTTGACCTTTCTCATATGCAGTGACTCCAGCCCACCAGCTTACAGCGTTACCTTTGTTTGCAAGTGCAGTTGGCTCTTGCCCCATTATTTCCCACCATCTGCCATAGCAGTAGCGAGTGCAGTTAGGCATTGCATAGTATCCACCAGTTGTTCCTGAATAGTAAATACTTCCACGCATCCCATTGTCATTGAATCTAGGGGTATAAGGTACAGTCTTAATCAGGTACGGATAAACTGTCTCATTAGCTGTGTAGCCATTTGATAACCTTAAGCACACAACAATTTGTCTATATCCCTGTGCTTCAGTAGGAACTGTGAATGTACCTGACTCTCTGTAATTAAAGTAAGCTGTGTACCAGCTCAGGTCACTATTACGCTGAAGTTGCACGATAAAGATAACATTATTAGTATTACCAGTCTTTGGAAAGTAGACATTGTACTGCGTATCAAACTGCAACCAAGATGGCATAGAATACTGATTGATTAAATATAGTATTGAATTAGCAGTAGCTGTACCGCTTGCCTTAAAATGGTTTGAACTGGGACTAGTCCAAGTTACCCCATTACTTGTATATGGCAATGTAGGATTAGCAGTAAATTCAATTTTATTTCCAGTTACAACAGCACCCATCTCTTACCTACCACTCTTCATCAACTCATTGACTATACCCTGAACCTCTACATAGTCATAACCAGCTTCCTCTAATTTCTGTTTTCTTTCAAGTCCATTGCCCCACTTGCCCTGAATCACTTCCCAAGCAACAGACTGTGGGGTCTTCATAGTCTTCTTGGGAGCTGGCACTTTAGGGTTATAAATGAAACCCTGAAACACATAGCCAGCTAAGTAGAATGTAGGCGGTATCACACTAGTCCTGAAACGGAATTTCTTGTATCCGCTCTCACTTATCAGGATAGACCCATCTTTCCTTATCTCTTCCACAATGGCGACATGACCAGCACCATCGGACGGGTCACCTACTCTACCTTTTCTCCAGCAAATAACAGCACCTAACCTTGGTTTATTTCCCCGCTTGTAACCATCAGCTCTGTTGCCATACCAGTTCTCGGCATTTGCAAGAGACAGCTTAGGCTGTGCACCAAGCACCTCCATAAATCTGCCCCAAGCGTAGCCTACGCAGTTAGGCAATACAGAATCACCTTCAATAAGTATACACTTATTCTTACCACCTTTGGTGCAGTGGATGTAATTCTTATTGAGCTTAGTTGGTGCTTTTAATCTAGGCTTATACTTGTAGCTCATTCGGACTCTCCTTTCTTATTCAGTAGCGTTATAGCATCTGTCAGGACTTTGGGAAGAGGAACACCCATCAGTCCGATGTTCTCCACAATGCTCAGTGCTTCATTGACCATAAAGGCATATACGACACAGTCACAGATATATGATGTGCCAAGTGCGAGGTCAAGCCTTACGGCAATGAGAACCAACAACAGTGTTGAGAATTTTCTTGCCAGCCCTTTCCAGCCAGCGAGTGACTCAAGTCCACCATCTTTGGTCTTGTTTGATTTCTTAAACAGACCAGCAACGATCAGACCAGTCACATAGTCGATTGACATAAAGATAACAAGCGTCGTCATAGCTTCACTCCACCCACCAAATGCGTCAGCTATGTATGCAAGTATTATGCCAAGTGACCCTAAAATGCTGAATTTCTCCATAGCTACCTCCTATTCTATCCTCTTTAATTATATCACCTTAGGCTCGGAAAGTCAAGAAAACCCTTGCAATCTGTATGCCAAAATGATATAATTAATTAGGAGGATTTTATGCTATGAGTGAATTTTATGATGGCACTAAATTACTGTCTCTTATGGACATTAATGGGAATGTACCTGAGATATATATGTGTACTACAAACAGGTCTGCTGGTAAGACAACTTACTTCAACAGACTGGTAGTCAATCGTTTCTTTGATAAGGGAGAAAAGTTTGGTCTGCTTTACAGATTCAACTATGAGCTGGACGATTGTGCTGATAAGTTCTATAAGGATATAGGGAGCTTGTTCTTCAAGGGTACTGAAATGACCAGCAAGAGAAGAGCCTCAGGTATTTACCACGAACTGTTCATTAATGACAAGTCTTGTGGATATGCAATATCCCTCAACTCAGCTGACCAACTGAAGAAATATTCTCATCTGCTTTCTGATATATGCAGAATGATATTTGATGAGTTTCAGTCTGAGACTAATCATTATTGCAGTGAGGAAGTAAGGAAATTCATTTCCATACATACTTCCATTGCGAGAGGTCAGGGCAAACAGATTAGGTATGTGCCAGTGTATATGATTAGTAACCCAGTTTCGATCATAAACCCCTACTACATTGAGATGGGTATTTGTGAGAGACTGAATGATAATGTTAAGTTCCTGAAGGGTGATGGGTTTGTACTGGAACAAGGATATAACGAGGGTGCGAGCAAGGCACAGAAAAGCTCTGCCTTTAATCGTGCATTTGCTGGGAACAGCTATGTAGCATATGCCAGTGAGAATGTCTACCTGAATGATAACAAGGCTTTCATTGAGAAACCTGAGGGTAGGTCTGTGTACCTTGTTACACTTAAGTACAATGGTAATGATTATGCAATAAGGGAGTATCCTGAAGCTGGTGTGATATACTGTGATAACACTGCTGACAGCAGTTTCACTGGTAAGATAGCAGTCACAACTGATGACCATAATATCAACTATGTGATGCTGAAAAGAAATGACTTTTTCTTAAGTCAAATGAGATATTATTTTGAGAAAGGTTGCTTCAGGTTTAAGGATTTAAGATGTAAAGAAGCTGTGCTTAAAGCACTGTCATATTAAAGGTATCTGCATTTGTCTCTGTTTATGAGAACAAGGGGAAGCACTGTTGGAATTAATACAGCCCTTGTATCTAGTCGGTTGATGCTCACCGCTTAGGCAGTACAGATGTTATAGATATAAGAAAACCCCTAGTAAGATTAGTTCGCTAATCCCTAGGGGTTTCCTATTATCTCATTTGATAAAATGAGTCTACAAGGACGATGCCTCCTTGTATGCGTTTGGGTAATAATTTTGATGGAACTTTCAGCCCCACATTAAAGTCTGTGAGACTGCGTTGCTCTTCGATGAACTTTTGTTCATCCTCATTGCGTGGTGGTGGGTCAGGCTGTGTGCCAGTCATTGAAGCTACAAATAGCTGTTTGCATCTCTCAGGCATACCAGCACATTTGACATTGTAGTAGGGTGATACTGGCTCTAGGTCTTCGTGAGTGATGTGTTCTATGTATGTCTTTTGCCTTACAAAATATCCCTCATCCCACAGTGATTCCAGTTTCCAATGACAGAAGTTTGTAGGATGCACTGGAACATCTACCAGTTCTTCAGGTGTGAGGTCACAGTGTATCGAGTCTGTGTCTGCGTAGATAAACCCACGCTTGTCAGCACCATAGTAGTTCTTTTGTGCGGTTCTTATGGTGAAGTTCCTAGCATAACTGGTGATAGCTGAGCCCACTGGTATGTAGCCAGGCTTCTTGTTGTACTGTATCACTGTGTAGTATCCTATACTGTGGTCTTCTTTTTCAAAAGCTACCTTGAATGAGCTGTCTTTATTACTAGCCATTTTACCATACAGATTATTAAGGAACAGCTTGGCTAACTCACGCTGTGCACCTTTGCTTGTCAGTTTGATTTTCTTGTACTTCTCTATGTAGTCATCAAAGATGCCTATACCAGTTTCAAACCAACAGCCATCCAGTATCTCACAGTCTACTAAGTCATAGTGCTTGTTGAACAGATACCAGTCTGTCTGTGTCAGGGTGAGTGTGACTTCTGCTTCTTGTACCTCATCATTCAGGTCAATATAGTAGTGAACATACTCACCAGTCTGAGGGTTATATATGTCTGAGGTCTTGAGCATTTCTGTTGCCTTATACATAAGGGTATTCTTTATCTGTATGAATGGTAAATAGCCATCTTTCAGATAGAACTTTGTTCGTACTCTTATGAAGAAATAGTGCAGTCTGTCCAGTGCTTCATCAGGGATGTAGTCACCTTTCCAAAAGGTTGGTGTTCCTATGGGGTATCTGTTGCCTGATTCACTTGACATCATAGATGGATAGAGGGAATTAACATCTGCTGTTACTCCTTGGTGAAATACTTTGCCCTCTTTTCCCTCAGCTACATAGCACCACCCTCCGTGGTATGATTGTTTGATATAGTCACCCACAGTTGGTGAGCCATATTGCTCATCTAATGGTATCTCATAAACATCAGGAAACATTTGTTTGTACAGCCCTCTTGGTAGAGAGTGCTTGTATTCCTGAAGACAGCACGAACCTATGGTAAGTTTCTTGTGCCCCTCATTGAACATTATTTCCAGTGCTTCTTTTACCACTAGAACATCATTAGCTATGTATTTCTTTTCCTCGTCAGTTATCTTGCATCCAGCGTATCTAAATCCTTTGTATTCCATATCCAGTTTCTTATGCTTTGTACCAAAACTCTTGCCTATCTTCTTAACACTGAAAGGTAAGAGCTTCAGTGAGTCTCTAATCTCTATAATATGCCCTTTATCCTTGATAGTGATTCGATACCATTGTCCCATATCACTGATGGAATAGGTAAAGGTTCTGTTTGATAAATCATAGCGGTCTATCCAAGTAAACTTGTTAATGTCATTTGGGTCTTCAACACACGCTTGTTTATACTCACGCTTGGTGATAAGATAGTCTAACCAAAATGCACCATCAAACTTAAGATTATGAAAGTAAATACATACATTAGTTTTGAGGGATAAGAGGTATTCATATGTCTCATCTATTGAGTGAAAGATATGTACATCCTCTGTGAATAATTCTACACAAGCACCAGCCCAAACCTCAGTATAAGATTGACCCTCAAAGACTGTAGTCTCAAAGTCCCCTACTAGGTACTTAAACTTAGGCTCTCTGTGTTTCATAAGCTACACCTGTTATCAATTAGCAAAGTCAGTCATTTGTTCAGCTATCTTGTCAAATGCTTCTGACTGTTCCTTGGTTAATGATGCACCATTAATTAATGTAGCCAGTTTAACAGTATGTGTGTTTACTTGGTCTTCACCACTTGCTTTATTGAAGTCCTCAAGTGCACTGTTGATTTCTGTAGCATTAGCTTCCAGTGAATACATTACTCTTGTCTCGCCCTCATTATTTATCTTAGTTTCTAACAGATTTAATAAAGCATTGGCACTTTTCTGCTTTGCTATCAAAGTCAGCTCAAAATTTCTATTATATCTGTACCCAGCCAGTATCTCTGCTGTGGGTCTTTCCCATTCCTTGAGTGATTCTTCCAGTGTAGCGAGCACAGTACCAGTCTTTGTTACTATATTGCGGTCAGGATAAGCCTCCCTCATCTGTTCTCTAGGCTGTGCTTTCCAAGCAGACTCCAGTCTTTCTTTTTCTTTCTTCTCTCTGTACCTAGCATACTCATTACGCTTTTTAGTAAGAGCACCTTTTCTGCCAGCCTTTTTATGCATCTCAGTTTGTGCTTGTCTTCCTGATATTATTTCACCGTCCTTGGTAACATAAGTTGATCGAGACAACATCTTAGCTGGTGTCGTTTCACTACGCAATTCAGCTAACTTTTTAGGTGAAATGTGCTCAGGCATTTCAGGAAATGTATAGTCCACAGTAAACCCACGCTGTTGTAATGATTTTATTGCTCTCTTTATTCTTGCTACTTCTTTCTTCCATTGCTTGTGAAATTGCTGTGTCTTTGTCAGTGGTTTCTGTCGTCTCTTTGCCATCGTATCACCTCTTTTAATAAAATTTGAGGGACACTGTTAACAGCATCCCTCATTGTAGTTTAGCTTATGCAAGGGAGCAAGTCAGGAACTGCTTTCCTTTATAATTCTTGGAGTCCTTGCGATAGATTTTGATAGGTGGTAAGTCACCCTCATAGTCAGCATCAGCCAGTTCATCTACTATGTCTTCAAAGGCTGTCCAAAGAGATTTTGAACCAGTAACATATTTTTCACCATCCTTGGTAACAAATACATACTGTTCATAGTCCTTGTCTCCATCTGCTTTGTCATTGTGCACATCAAGTATACCATAGTAGTCAATATTGAGCACAAGGTCTTCATTGTCCTGAGTCGCAAGGTCGATACCTATAGCATCACTTGTGTCCTTGAATTTTATTCTTTCTTCGATTGTTAACTGCTTTGATACTGTTGATACTTTTGCTTTGTAACCTTCCATTGTTCTTCCTCCTTGTTATTTTTCTACTACTTCTGCCATAGCAATAAACTGTTCCTCAGGCATTGCATACAGTGTTTCCTCATAGTGGACTTCCAGTATGCAGTTAAACTTGAGATTGTCTGTTGCCTCAATCTGCTTCTTGACAGCCTTTTCAAGTGCCTTGTCCTTGAGTCCACCACCTACAGTAACTGTTACCTGACCAGCTTTTGCTTCAAGTATGTCTGTTACCAGTGCTGTTACGATTGCTGTTGAGATTGTTCTTGATACTACTCTTTTTCTTGCCATTGTTTTTTACCTCCTATAAATGACAAATTTGAAATGTGTTTACAAAAGGGAGCACCGAGATTTGAACTCAGTTTGCACTGTATTGTGCAACTTCCTTGTCTCCCACATCAGCAGTCAGTTTGATGACTGCTGAATAATAGAGGCTTTACAATGATAGACATTGGGGTCTGTCTACTCTTTAATTATATCATAGTGTGTACTTGATTGCAAGCGTTAGTTTTTTGTCAATGTGAGAACTACTGTTCGTCTATCATCAGGTATATCACTATTGCTGTACTGATGAGTATTAAAACTGGAAATATACCAGTGTTTGTAACTATGTCAATTAGCGTGTTCATCTATTACCTCCTGAATGTACATCCCATTTTCGGCATTGCGTGTAGCCTCTTTTAGTAGGGTGTTGTAGATTAGGTTGATTAGAGTGAGTACATCTCTTTTGGTGTATGATGGTTTGCCTGATGTTACTCGGTCTATGACAATTTGAAGTGCTTGTTCAAGCTGTGTATATGTTATTACTTTGTATTTGTTTTTCATTGGCTTCTCCTTTCAGTCTGATATTACAAATCGTAAATCTTCATCGGCACTAAGAAGGGCTTTTATTTCCATCCCAAATAATTTATTTGGTTCACCCAAACTACAATGACCTATATCCTTGTTTATTGCCTCAAATAACTCTGCATATAAATCCTCTCGTATTTCGATAGTGTTACATTCGAGCAATTTTCTTCTTCTATCGCAATATACAGAATAGATTTCGTCTAATATCATTCTATCCATACTTCCCATTCCTCTACTATTTCTTCCAGTGATTCAGCGTAATCTTGCCAGTCCATCAGTTCTTCGTGATATACTGTCATATTATTGTCGTATATCATTGCTTGGATTATGTTAAGTCCAAGGGATACTATTAGTGCTACTGACAGTATAATGATTATTGATCGTGCCATAGTTTTATTTCCTCCTTATTTAGTTGTCTTACTAGACCAAATGAATTAGCTGTTCTTTGTATCCAGCCTACAATGACTATTAGTGTTCTAGATGAGTAGTAATATTCCCTGATGTAGTCGAGAAGTGCTTCACACTGATATAGTGCTGAATTTTTCTTCTGTTGGTAGTTATAGCCTGATACTTTAAACTCTTCTATTACATAGCCTTCTAGGATTCCATTTTGTATTAATTCTTTGCGTGATTTGAAAGCCATTATGTATCCATCTCTGTCATATGCTATGTACATAGGTTTTACACCTCCTTTGATTCGTTAGCATTAAACACCAAACGCAAAACTGTATATGCACAACCACACGAATATACTGCACCATCTTTTAGATAAAATGTCGAATAATTTTCCATTCTATATGGACATTCTTTGCAATCATAGGCATTGCATATGACTTGCAAATTTTCTTCAATCTTTGTGTGCAATAGTTTGACTAATGAATTTAACATAATTTTACCTCCTTATGATTCTAATATATCGAGTGATTCAAGATGCAAGGTTGTGGTGTATTCACAGCCAGTCACATCTGCTTCAACTGTGTATATATTTCTATCTTCAAGTTGATATTCTAGTTTGACTGTAAAGTCGATTGAATGTGCTTTCAAGTATTTGCATACTTTATCGACTTGAAATATGTTCAAATCCTCTACATATAAGTATGTTCTTCTATCGGTGAAAAAGCCTGCCATAATTTTACCTCCTGATAAGTATTTAACTAAGTCCGAACAAATGTTCTTTTTCCGTATTTCCGTTCTGTGGTTGTCGCCCCTGATAACCCCATAATCTCGATGGTGATTAGATAAAAATTACATCAATATATCTTTGTAATTTATAGTGCTGTGATTTGTCTACATAGAATGATATATTGTATGTATCAGCCTCAGCAGATACTTCAAAGAGTATTTGTTCTATGTAGCAATAGCCACAAATTAAGTTTTTTTCGTCTTTGTTTAGATTATAAATATGATACCATTTTTTCATTGTGTTACCTCCTGATTATACTGTGATTTAACCTATATGCAAGCACATAGTTTAGTTATGTACTTGCATAGGGATTAAATCCCTATGTTGTTATCTTGTTATTTCTTTTGCATACTGAAGAAACTCCTCTTCAGGCATACCATATATTTTCTCTTCACTCTCAATATTTGTGATACAAGCAAATACTATGCCTGACTCTTCACTGTTCAACTGCTTTTTTACTAGTTTTTCGATGGTAGCTTTATCATAGTCGCCCGCTATGGTTGTAAAATGATTCTCAACCGATGCAGTTTTAATATTTGTTACCATAGAAGTTACATAGTTTACTTTAATAGTTCTTGTTACCATTCTTGTTCTCATTGTTTTTACCTCCATTTTTTAGTGTTTTTTAGTTCAAACCTATATGCAAGTGTCTAGTTTTATTTAGGCACTTGCATAGGGATTTGAGCCCTATGCTTTAATTTAAGTAGCAATATCTATCATAGTCCCTTGTAATATATGCAAACATTGGATTGCCTGAAGCGTCTTCAAATTCAAATCCGACTGTGAATTGCATTGTATTTGCTGATATAATCCTCAAATCATAGCCATCCAAGTCGTTCATTAATGAAACACACCTTTCATAAGCGTACTGCTTATTGAGGCTATAATTCTCATAAACCTGATATAATGCCCTATTGTTACTATTTAAATAACTGTCATAGTGTGCCAATGCAATTTTACTATTTTTTCTGTCGTACTGTGCACTGTCCGTTGCGTATCCAAGTTTTGTAATGTTCATTGTTTTACCTCCATTTCTTTAGTTCAGCAGCTGAACCATTAACCATCTTTTTCTTAATTATAACGCTTAAACAATAGAATGTCAATAGTTTTGGTGCAATTTGTTTTGTACTTTTTTCAGTACATCAGCTGTACTGCTTCAAGTTCGGCAGCTGAACTGCTTCAAGTTCGGCAGCTGAACCTCTTTCATTTTCTAATTA